TGGAAATCAATGCAAGCAGATGGTTTCTATAGAGATAAAAACGGTAAAACAATGGTACCTCTTATAATGTTTAAAAGAGATAGTTTTACTAAAAATAATACTTTAGGTAATAAATTAGACGGTAATAAAGTAAATAATATAGAATATTTTGAAACAGGATATTCTAAACGTAATGTTTATGACAATTTTGGGGTATTAAGAAACCAAAAACCACAAAAAGAATATATCTTAGGCATAATCCCCGATTATTTAGATATTACATATACAATGTCTATTTTTACAGATTATGTAGAACAAGCAAATGAAATTACCGAAGCAGTAGAATTTGCAGCTCGTTCATATTGGGGTGATCCTGAAAGATTTATGTTTAGAGCAGACATACAAACCTTTAATACACCTGTTTTATTAGAAAACGGAAGTGATAGAGCAAATAAAACAACAATGAATGTTTTAGTTAACGGGTATATTATACCAAGTGGTATAAATGCAGCAATGGCAGGACCTAGTCCAAAGTCTTATGGTATAACTAAAACTATAATTAAAGAATCAATTATTACATAAAATATATATTTATTATAGATGGCAACAATAAGTACAGTAGGAATAGCAAGTGGTAGTTTAATTTACCCTGAACACGTTTTAAGAGCAATAGATGCATTAAATGGTGCTAGTGGCCCCTTTGATTTTGTTCTTTCTGGTTCTTTAACTACCTCTGGAAGTATAAAATTACTTTCAGGAAGTTTACTTCCTAATCAAAACCCCATAGCATATTTAACATATAATACTTCTTCAGGGGATTTAAATTTTTCTACAGGTAGTAATTTAGCAACTACTTCATCTCATGCTTTAAGTATAAAAAGTGGCTTAACAGCTTCATATGCTGATACTGCTACAAGTGCTTCAATTGCAGATGAATTAAGTCAACTTGCAACTGCTAGTTTTGCTGATACTGCTACAAGTGCTTCTATAGCTACAAATGCAGATACTGCTTCAAATATTAATAGTTATGGATCTGGTTCACATTCTGGTTCATTCTCAATTACTGGATCTTTATTTGTTACTGCCTCTCATGTATTAAACTTAGCCCCATCTAACCCCTTACCTACAGCTGGTATAATACTGGGATCATTTGCAGTAACTGGTTCAGATTTAGCATATTATAACGGAATATCTTGGAAAAAAGTATCTACTGAAGACTTTTAGTGGATTTTTATAAAAAGGTTATTATATTATAGGTTATGAAAGTACAAGCTCATACGAGTTTTATAGGAACAACTGGGTATGCTAATCATGCCAAATCTTTCTTCACAGAATTAGACAAATTAACCCCAGTTAAAATACGAAATTTTACAGTAGGTAAAACTTGGAATGGTCCTAGTCAAACTCCTCATAATAACGAACCATATATTACTCCGCAAATGAAAAAAATGCTTCATTTGCAAACTTTGTTTAATAATGATAATTCAAGAGAGGATTATCCTATATATTCATTTCAAAATGGTTATCAACCTGATATTGATATAGTATTAAATGAACACAATCATCATTATTTTTATGATGATTATAAAGGATATAAAATAGCATATAATGTTTGGGAATCAACTCGATATTCAGATGAATATTTTAATCAATTATTAAAATTTGATGAATTATGGGTACCAACAGAATGGCAAAAAGAAATATCCATTAAACAAGGATATCCAGAAGATAAAATATTTGTTATACCTGAAGGTGTAGATGGAACTATATTTAAACCACCTTCTAGACCTAAAAAACAAGACAAATTTCAATTTGTTATAGTTGGAAGATGGGATTATAGAAAAGGTATAAAAGAAAGTATTGAGGGTTTTTTAAAATCATTCCCAAACAACTCAGATGTTGAATTATTATTAAATGTAGAAAATCCCTATCCTGTAGATGGTATGAATTCTACAGAGGAACGTTTAAAATACTATGGGCTAGAAGACGATAGAATAAAAATATTAAAATTTTTAGATAGAAAACAATATATTTCACTACTTCAAAATACTAATGTTTTAATTTCATGTGCTAGAGCAGAAGGTTGGAATTTACCTTTGATAGAAGCACTTGCTTGTGGTACACCATCAATTTACACTAAATGTTCAGGCCAACTTGAATTTACAGAAGGTAAAGGATTAGGAGTAGAAATACTAGGAGAAGAACCTGCTACAAATGGGGCCGGTTTAACATTTGAACAAAATATACCCGGTAACTTCTACACTCCTGATTTAGATGATTTAGTTAAAAAGATAAAAGATTCATATGAAAATTATAACGATTGGAAACAATGGCATTTAAAACGTTCTAAAGAAATACGTCAAGAATTTTCTTGGAAAAATCAAGCAAAAAAAGCATATAAACGTTTACAACAAATTAAAATTAAACCTCAACTCCAATTACCCTATGTAGAGGTTAATTTTGTAGATGGTCCTTATGCTTGTTTAAAAAATGCCAATCAAACCTATAAAATAGATTTTATAGATCAAGATACAGGTAAAAACGAATATTCAGTAGATTTACAAAATAATCATTGGAGTAAAACCTTTTTTAAATATTTTAAGAATTGGGATATACAAATTAAAGATCAATTTGATAATATTGTTAATTCCTATAAATACAATGCTGCAGGTAAACGCGTATATATTGCATTTGATTCCAAGTCATTGGGGGATACATTAGCTTGGTTTCCCTACGCTTTAGAATTTAAAAAGAAACATAATTGTCACGTAATAGTATCAACGTTCTGGGAAAAGTTTTTTAAAAATAAATATCCTGAACTTGAATTCGTAAAACCTGGTGAAACTGTACCTAATATATACGCTATGTATAAAATAGGATGGTTTTATGAGGATGGAACTGACAAATTAGACGGATTTCAACAACCTCAGGATCCTAAATCTATTCCCTTACAACAAACTGCAACTAATATATTAGGGTTAGAATATCAAGAAATTATTCCACGAATGGACTATCAAGTTAAAGATAGACCCTTTAAGGAAAAATATATTTGTATTTCACCCCATGCTTCTGCGGGAACTAAATACTGGCACCACCCAACAGGATGGCAAACTGTTATAAATTATATCAATAATGTTTTAGGATATAAAGTAGTAATGATATCTAAAGAAAAGTATAACAATGCTTGGGAAACAGATAAATTACCATTAAAGAAAAAATTCGAAAATATTATAGATGCTACAGGTGACCATCCTATAGAAGATATTATCAACATACTCCACCATTCAGAATTATACATTGGGGTATCAAGTGGTTTAGCCTGGTTATCTTGGGCAATTCAAAAACCTGTAGTAATGATATCAGGATTTAGTGCGGATTGGACTGAATTTACCACAAACATTCAGCGTATTATTAATAAAAATGTTTGTAATTCTTGCTTTAATAATTATAAATTAGATGCTGGAGATTGGGATTGGTGCCCTGTACATAAAAATACTCCTAGGCAGTTTGAATGCACTAAAAAAATCCATCCAGAAACCGTGATAAAAGGTATTATTAACAGCTTTGGTTAATATTTATTGGAGAATAATTCTAGATAATTCAATAAATAGTAAATGGCTGATACAATTAGTACCTCGGGGATAGCTAGCGGTAGTATAATACGCGCTGATCATGTGTTAAGAATCACTGATGCCCTTTCTGCACAATCTACAAATGATATATATATTACAGGTTCTGTAGGAATTACAGGTAGTTTAAATCTTGATCCCGCTTCAACTCCCCAAACTGGATCTGGGTTTGAATGGATGCTTAGTTTTGATACAGGTAGTGGCCAAGTAGTATACTCACGCAGAAATTCAACATCAGGTACTTCAGGTACCTCAGGCTCAAGTGGTACTTCAGGTACTTCTGGTTCTTCGGGTACATCAGGTTCATCAGGTACTTCAGGTACTTCTGGTTCATCAGGTACTTCAGGATCAAGTGGTACATCTGGTAGTTCAGGTACTTCTGGCTCATCTGGTTCATCTGGTACATCTGGAACTAGTGGAGAAAAAGGAGGAGTTGAATATAATTTTGATACAAATACAGCTGATACTGATCCAGGTGCTGGTAAAATAGCTTACGATAATTCTACTATAGGATCAGTTACTAACATTTACATAGATAATACAGATCAAAGAGGTACAGATTTAACTGCTTGGTTTTCAACTTGGGACGATTCAAATAATGTCACAAATAAAGGAACTATAAGTCTTATAAGTAGAGACACAGGTAGTGTAGTAAATTTATTTACTGTTACAGGAGCTGCGACTGCTGCTTCTGGATATTACAAAATACCCGTTTCTTATGTAGCTGGAGCTTTAGCAGCAAATAACGCTCCTTTATCACTTGAATTTTCTAGAACAAGTGATGTAGGTACATCTGGTACTTCAGGTTCTTCAGGCACATCCGGTTCTTCAGGTTCAAGTGGAACTTCAGGTTCAAGTGGAACTTCAGGTTCTTCTGGTACAGACGGTACTTCTGGTACAAACGGTACCTCTGGTTCATCTGGTACTTCTGGTTCATCAGGATCATCAGGTACTTCTGGAAGTTCAGGCACATCCGGTACTAGTGGTATAAAAGGAGGAATTGAATACAATTTTGATGATCAAACAGGACAAGCAGATCCAGGACCAGGTGTTATAAGATATGATAGTGCTACTATTGGTTCTGTAAATAATTTATATATAGATAATTTAGATCAAACAGGAACAGATCAAACTGCATGGTTTGCTACTTGGGATGATTCAACTAATGATGTAGATAAAGGACAAGTTATTATTTCAAATGCAGATAATACTCCTATAGCTAACGTATTTACAGTTACAGCTTCCGTCATAGCCGAATCAGGATATTATAGAATACCTGTAGATAATCTTACAGGAACTTTACCTACTAGTGGATCTAAATTAGTATTAGCTTTCTCTAGGGCTGGAAATAATGGTACCTCAGGTACTTCTGGTGCTGTGACTCTTAAAGGTGGGACTACTGGATCTGTATTACTAAATACAGGAAATGTTTCAGCATATAGTGGTAGTGAAGGGTTTACATATGACACTTCAAATGACCAATTAACTATATCATCCTCAGCAGATGTAACAGGATCATTAAACATAACAGGTTCAGTAATAATAACAGGATCTTTATTTGGTATAACACATAGAGAATCACTTGCAGGATCTTCAACATATAATATTGATCATAATTTAAATGAAGAATTTCCTATAGTACAAGTATATAGTGCTTCAAAAGAGCAAGTTATCCCAAGTTCAGTAAAATCAACTTCTGTAAATCAAATCCAACTAGAATTTGTTGGTAATTTTACTGGAAGTGTAGTAATAATAAAATAATAGATGGCTAAGAATGTTAGAATAGTACCTGCATCTGGTTCTATTTATTTTACAGCAGATGGGTATGATATTACAGGTTCACTTAGATTACAAACAGTTGGAGATACAGAAGACCTCCAATTTATAGATGGTAATACAAATGAATCTATAATATTAATACATAAAGATGCTGCTAGAGTAGGTATAGGAATAACATCAGCATCAGCCAAATTAGAGATTTCTTCATCAATAAATGAAGACCCTTTACGTGTTGGAACACCTAGTGGTAGTATAAAAATAAATAACGAAGGTGTTTTGCAATTAACTGAATATCAAGGTTCAGCAACTCCTATAGGAGGAGGACTAATTTATAGCGCCTCTAGCCTTTTTGTAGGAAATTAAATATTTATCAGTATAACCCAAAATTAAAAAAAACATTATATAATGGCAAGTTGGAAAAAAGTCATAGTATCGGGATCATCAGCTAATTTAGCTGACTTACAAGTTGATTCCCTCTCATCAGGTCTGGTTACTGGAAATTCAGGCAATTTAACAACAACCGCAGTAAACGGTACAGGAAATATAGTAGCTACTACAGCCGCGGATGGTGTATCAATGAGTGGTTCCTTTAGTGGATCTTTTCAAGGTACAATTGACGCTGATATTGCTTCTGCTTCTATAGCTGCTACAGCTGATACAGCTTCTGTAGCTTTAAGAGCAAATGCATTATCACCCTTAGCAACGGCATCATTTGCTTTAGTAGCAGGTACTGCTCGTAATGCTGATTCAGCTTCTGTAGCTGCAAGAGCAACCACACTATCTTCTGATGCAACAGCATCATTTGCCGATTTAGCTTCAGATGCTAGAACAGCCGATAGTGCTTCAGTAGCCGCTAGAGCAACTACACTATCTTCTGATGCAACAGCATCATTTGCTGATAGAGCTACAAGTGCTTCAATTGCAGACGAAATTTCACAACTTGCAACAGCTTCTTTTGCTGATAGTGCTACAACAGCTTCCCATGCCTTAGGTGGTGCTGGTTCATTTAGTGGTTCATTCCAAGGTGACGGTTCAGGATTGACAGGACTACCAGGAACCCTAACAGTAGATGGTGATACAGGAACACAAGATGTAGATTTAATTAATGATGATCTACAAATACTTGGTACATCAGAGGAAATTGTAACAGCTGTAACAAAAGTAGGTAATGATGTTAAAGTAACATTAAGTTTACCAGATGACGTTACAATTGGAAATGATTTAACAGTTACTAATAATGCAACAATTGCTGGAGATTTAACAGTAGGTGGATCAATAGTTAGTGCTTCTTCATTAGCAGTTGAAGATCAATTTATTATCCTAGCATCAGGTTCAAATGGCCCAATTGATGGTGGTATTATTATTAACCAAGTTGATGATGATCCAGATGGTAAAGGTGTTGCCTTAGCATATGATTCAAGTGCAAATAGATGGGCATTACAAACAGGTTTAAATGATACAGCCTCTGTAATTACACCAGATGCACATTTAGGTGTTATTCAAGAAGCAGCAGGTACCCCTAGTTCCGATCCAGTATATGGTGGAACTGCCGGTAAAGGTACTATTTATGTAAATACCTCTAATGACGAAATTTATATTTATTCTTAATAAATACTTTAAAAGGTTAATGGGTTTAATTGATAAAATAAATAAAAGTGAAGCTGCCCAAAAGGCAGCTTCTACTAATTCCTCTAAAGAAGATCTTCCTTTAAGTAAAGAAGAACTAAAGTATCTCCTTTCTTTAATTAAGAATTCTAACTTTCCTGGGAAAGATGTAGAAATAATTTATAACCTTACTTGGAAACTTCAACAAGCTTATTTATATTTAGATAAAGACTAATTTATTTAATATGGAAAAGTATACTTTAAGAAATCTTACATTTAATGAAATTAAATTTATTTTAAATTCTCTATATGGGGTTACAATCAAGGGTACAGAAGCTAGAAGTTATGTATCTTTAATTGATAATATAGAAAAACAAGCTAGTAAAATAGAAAATCCTCCTTCAGCTTCTTAAAATATTTATATTTGATATTATTGGCCCTTTAAGGGAAGTGGGCAGGCAATCCTGTAACCAACCATGATAAAAAATTATGCCAAACTGGAAAAAACTCATTGTCAGTGGTTCTGACGCCTCTCTAAATTCCTTAGAGGTAAACCAAGCCTCAGGTTCATTCTCGGGCTCGTTTCAAGGTGACGGTTCGCAATTAACAGGTATAACTGTTGATGCAGCTACTACGGTAGAAGATTCTTTTACTTCCCAAACCTCAATATCAATCACACACAATTTTGAAACTAAAAATATAATAGTTTCTGTGTACAATAGTGATGATGAACAAATCATCCCTCAATCTGTTACAACAACAACTAATAATACGGTTGATATAGTCTTTCAATCTGCAACTTCAGGTAGAGTAGTAGTAGTAAGAGGAGGACATATTTTATCAGGTTCTGCAGCAACCGCTTCATTAGCTTTAGAATTAAGTAATTTAGCTACTGCTTCATTCGCTATAACTGCATCACATGCTCTAAATATACCTGATACTGCATCTCATGCTTTAACAGCCGTAACATCTTCCATTGCAGACGAATTATCACAATTAGCAACAGCTTCTTTTGCAAATAATGCTACAAGTGCTTCATATGCATTATATGCAGTATCTGCCTCACATGAAATTGTATTAGAAACATCATCATCCTTTGCTGAAACAGCTTCTTTAGCTATTAACTTATCCCCAGAAGCTACAGCTTCTCAGGCAGATAATGCTACTACAGCTAGTTTTGCTATTACTGCTTCACATGCCCTAAATGTACCTGCAACATCATCTCATGCTTTAACAGCAGTAAGTGCTAGTATTGCAGATGAATTATCACAATTAGCAACAGCTAGCTTTGCAATAACTGCTTCACATGCTTTAAATGTACCTGATACAGCTTCCCACGCATTAACAGCGGTAACAGCCTCACACACAGCAGGCACAGCTTCAATAGCAAACAATGCAGTTACTGCATCAAATATCAACCCTCTAACCCAAGATGTATCTATAACAGGTTCTCTATCAGTAAGTGGAAATGTCCAATTTGCAGATATATTAGGTGTTGCTAATGAAATAGTAATGGTAGGAAGTAATAATAGCATTACTTCTTCTAATATAATTTCTTTAGATCCTACTAATAATTACCTTGGTATAAATCAACCAAACCCAGAAGTTACACTTCATATGACGGGTGATGGTGCACAAACTGCTCAAATTAGAATGGAGCAGTATAATGATAGTTCAGATGCACCTGATATTAGAACAAGAAAAGCTAGAGGTACTTCAGCATCACCTGCAAAAAATAATGCTGGTGATTTTATATACAGACAAAATTCTGAAAGGTATAATGGTTCAACATATACCACAGTAGGTCAATTTGCAGTAGATGCAAATAGCTCAAATGCAGATAGATTCCAACTTACTTTGGCAGTTAGTGAAGATGGTAATACAATCGATGCTGCTGCTGCACAATTTAAGATTGATGGTAATGATGGTGGTGCGATTACTTTTAACGATGCATATAAGTTTCCAACGTCAGACGGAACATTAGGTCAAACACTTATTACAAATGGTAGTGGTGTTCTTTCTTTTGGAACCGTATCAACAGCATCTCATGCTTTAACAGCTGTAACAGCTTCACATGCTCTTAACGTACCAGATACCTCATCATTTTCATTAAATGCAGATTCTGCTTCAGTAGCTGCTCGTGCAACAACATTAAGTGCTGACGCAACAGCATCAATAGCAGATAGAGCTACAACATCATCATTTGCCGACCTTGCAGGAAATTCACGTAATGCTGATTCTTCCTCAGTTGCTGCAAGAGCTACTACTTTAAGTGCTGATGCTACAGCATCTATAGCCGATAGAGCTACTACAGCATCTTTTGCAGACTTAGCTGGAGATGCCAGAACAGCAGATAGTGCTTCTGTTGCTGCAAGAGCTACAGAATTAAGTGCAGATGCAACTGCCTCATTTGCCGATAGAGCAACAAGTGCTTCAATTGCAGACGATATTAAAGATGGTGCTGTAACAAATGCTAAATTAGTTAACGATAGTATAACATTAGGTACCACAGAAGTTACTTTAGGTACAACAATTGGTACGCTTAGTGGTTTAGATGCTATTAGTGCAACTACAGGTACATTTGTATTACAAATTTACGAATCCTCTTCTACAATCATCACTTCAGGATCAAATATTTTTGGTAATGATCAGAATGATATACAACAAATTACTGGTTCATTAAAACAATCAGGAAGTTATACACTTTCAGGAAGTTTATTGCAATCAAACGGAACAATTAGTGGTTCATTTGAAGGTAATGGTTCAGGATTAACAGGAATAACAGCTGATTCAGCCGATTCATCTTCAGTAGCAGCTCGTGCTACTACTTTAAGTACTGATGCTACAGCAAGTTTTGCTTTAGTAGCTGGGACTTCAAGAAATGCAGATAGCGCTTCAGTTGCGGCCCGTGCTACTGAATTAAGTACAGACGCTACTGCCTCATTTGCTGATTTAGCAAGTAATGCAAGAACATCCGATAGTGCTTCTGTTGCTGCAAGAGCAACTGAATTATCAGCTGATGCAACAGCATCATTCGCCGACTTAGCTTCAGACGCTAGAACAGCCGATAGTGCCTCAGTAGCATCTCGTGCTACTACTTTAAGTGCAGATGCTACAGCTTCCCACGCGTTAACAGCGGTAACAGCCTCACACACAGCAGGCACTGCTTCAATATCTAACTACGCTACAAGCGCTTCATTTGCCATAACTGCTTCATATTTACTTGGTGGAGCTGGCAACTCAGGATCCTTTAGTGGTTCATTTCAAGGAGATGGTTCAGAATTAACAGGTATAACGGTTGATGCATCTACTTTAGTTAATGCTACTTTTACAAGTCAAACTAGCCTTACAGCATCACACGAATTAGATTCTACTAATTTAATTATTACTGTATTTAACACTGATAATGAAGTTCTTATACCTGAAAATATAAGAATATTAGATAATAGCAATGTAGGGTTTGATTTTGCTACTTCAACTTCAGGTAAATATGTTTTAGCAAAAGGAGGACATATAGTTAGTGGATCCATTACTACTACTGTATCAGAACAAACTACAGTAACAGCTTCATTTGTTGACCAAACAAGTTACACAGCATCACATGCTTTTGAAAGCAAAGATGTTAATGTTATAATTTATGGTGTTAATGATGAATTATTAATTCCACAAACCATAAAAACTCTTAATAGCAGTTCAGTAGGAGTAGATTTTGCAGAATCTACTTCAGGTAGAATTGTAATAACTAAAGGTGGACATTTTGTATCAGGATCTATAGCTTCTGCTTCTATTGCGGATGTTGCTACTTTAGCAAGAGCAGGTTCAGGATCCTTTAGTGGATCATTCCAAGGTGATGGTTCGAATTTAACAGGTGTTGCTTCACCTACAGGTTCATTTAGTGGTTCTTTTACAGGTAGTATACTTGTCTCAGATCATATTTTACCTACTTCTAATGAAGCATACGATTTAGGGTCACCAGATAAAAAGTTTAGAGATTTATATTTAAGTGGATCTACAATTTATTTAGATGATGTAGCCTTATCTAAAAACACAGATGGAAACTTAGAAGTTAAAGATAGTAATGGTAATTTTAAAAGTATTAGAGCTGATGAAGTTATCATAGGAAATGGAGAGAATGCTACTCGACTTAAAATAAATAATGGTAGATTAAGTGCAATTAATAAAGATGATTCAAGAGAAGAAAGCATAGAATTAGCAATTTCATCCTCATTTTCAGAAACCTCTTCTTTATCATTGTCATCATCTTATGCTATAACAGCATCCTATGTTTTAAATGCAGATAGAGCAACAAGTGCCTCAATAGCAGATGAATTATCTCAATTAGCAACCGCTTCATTTGCTTTAACAGCATCCCATGCTTTAAATGGTGGTGGAGGTAATTCAGGATCATTTAGTGGTTCATTTCAAGGAGATGGTAGTAGTTTAACGGGTATAGTAGCAAGCGTAGTTTCTGAAAGTATAGCTGCTGATTCGTTTACTAGTCAAACTAGTTATACTGCTTCCCATAATTTTGGTACAAAAGAAGTAGTTGTTCAAGTTTATGACAATAATGATAATGTAATTGTTCCTTCAAATATAAGAGCAATAACAGATAATGCTGTAGGATTAGATTTTGCATCCTCAAGAACAGGAAAAGTAATAATATCTAAAGGAGGTCATATTGTAACAGGTAGTGTTATAGCAACAGCTTCTGTAGCAGAAGGTCTTTCACCAAGTGCACAAAGACAATCTGTTGTACTTGCTACATCTGATTTTACAGGATCTTTTTATTCTTTGCATATAATATCATCTAGTTTATCTATGTCAGCACCCCCAACTCCTCAACCCGGAGATTGGTTTAAAATATCACAACGTGTTCCTAGTGGATCTAATTTTACTTCCTCACTGTTATTTGGAAATGGGTCACAAATTATGTCATCTTCAACTGAACTAGAATTAGATGTTGAAGATCAAGGTATTGAATTTATTTATGCAGATGCAACACAAGGATGGGTAATAATAGGAAACTAACATGGCTAGAAGAAGAATATCTCGTTTTACTAGGGGGGCTAGTGCCGAATCTACAGTTAGTGGTGGAGGAGCTAGCAGTGCAGCCGGCATTGTTGATTATATAGCAGGACATTGTGATGGTAGAACAGTTACTAGTTCTACAGGAACTACTTACACTTTAGGAACAGCATCGGTTTTAGCCCTTACATCTTCTCATCAAGTTTTACCCGGAAGCTCTATAGCATATACACCCCCTTCAGGGGCTACTTCTGTTTTGTATAGATTTTTTTTCAATAATACCTATATTGATTATGATATGATATCTAATTTTGCAGTTCAACTTGATGGTACTCAAATAAACGTTGCTAGATGGACATCTAGAGATAGAGGATATTCTTCATATAACAGACCATTTCAATTTAAATGTTTAGAAGCACATATTCAAATAGGGGATACTAATGATGTAGCTAATGCAAAAGTTAATGGATGGAGTTCTTCTAAAACAATAAGATGTACTGGAAGAGAACATAGTTCATCTTATGAAAGTCAAGTTAACTATATGCATTATTGGGATGGAACTGGAGATACTGGTGTTCAATACCCTCAACTTTTTATAATTGCTTATAAAAATTAAATATGGCAAGAAGAAAATTATCCACATTCATCCCAGGTGCCAGTGCACAAACCTTTAGAGGAGAATCTTCTGGTCATGTTTTAGAAATGATTTCTGGGGTTTGTGATGGTAGAACAGTACCAGGTGTAAATGGACCCTATACATTAGGAGATGCTACATACCAGACTAGCTCAACTACAGTTCAAATAATGAATGGATCTAGTATAAATTATCTCCCCCCAGCAGGAACCAAAACTGTAATTTATAAATTATGGTTTTCTTGGATGTATGTAAGTTCTTCTTATATTTGTTTGCCCCATTTTGGTGTACAAATTGATGGAACTTTAATGACTAATTCTAGATGGTCTACTTATCATTATAGATATTCTACCTATGCTCGACCTTTACAACAAGATAGAATAGTAGGAGTAATTAGAGTAACAGGGACAGATAACAAAGCAGATGGTCAACTTGCTTCTTGGGATAGTGCTAAAACTATTAGAGTACAATTTGATTCATATGATAGTGGCCAACATAGAGTTGAATTACACGAACTTGTTTGGTGGAATGGAACATCATCCGGTATTTACCAAACAGCAGGCCAAGAAAAGCATCCTTGGCTAGAAATAACCGCTTTATCAACATAAATTATGGCAAGAAAACGAATGTCAAGACTGGTACCTGGAGCAAGCGCCGCAACAACAGCTGCTTCGGGAACTTCTAGTAATGTACTTGAACATATAGCTGGGTTTTGTGATGGTAGAACCATAACAGCTGCTAACAATTCTACAACATACACCTTACAAAACGTTACTGGAGCTAGTAGTATGACAACTTCTCATGCTGCTTTAAATGGAAGTAGTATTACATATTTACCACCTGCAGGTACAAAAACCGTAATTTATTCTTGGAATTTTAATACTGTTTATGATAATAATTATAATATTTTATATCATTTGAAAGTACAATTAGGAGATGGAGCAGGTAGTGAATCTTTTTCCGATATTACTATTTCAAGATATTCAAGATTTGAATACGGTTATTCTACCTACACAAGACCTATAATTGAAAATATTATAAATGCTATAATAGTTATAGGAGATACAAATGATATAGCAAATGCTAAAGTATCTTCATGGAGTATACCTCGAACAATAAGAGTTACTGGAAGAGAATATAGTTCATCTTATAATACAAAATATAATGATATAGATTATTGGAATAGTGCCGGAAGTAGTGATCCACGTGTTCCATATTTAGAAGTAATTGCTTTAAACACATAAAAAATGTCTTATACAAAAACATACAACATTACAGGATTAAGAAAAACTGGATCATTAGACGGATTATCTGATGTAGTAACCAGAGTATTTTTTAGCATTACAGGATCACAAGATGGTGGACCTACTGGTTCAGTAGGAGATTTAGAATTATGGTTTGGAGCTCCTGCTTCAGGTAGCTTTATAGATTTCGATAATCTTACTGAATCTGATGTGATAAATTGGATTACAACTGAACATCCAGATGATTTATTTGATCCACAAATTAGAGATGCTATAGTAAACGAAACACAACCTTTAATTTCGGGTTCTAGTTTACCTTGGGAATAAAAAATATTTAACGTGATACACGAAGATATCCAACTTACCGGCTCATTCCAAGCAAGTGGTTCATTTAACGCCCCACTACATGCTGGTACTGGATCTGCACTTGAAGAAACCGGTAGTATATTTAATGATACTACTGATAATTTTTTAAAAGTATATGATGGAAATAAGTGGTTAATTATAGGAGAAAATACAGCTAGTATTCCAATTCCTCCTATACCATCTGCTAGTATTGAATACTTAGCTGTAGCAGGTGGTGGTGGAGGTGGTGGAAGATATTATGGAGGCGGAGGAGGAGCTGGTGGAATGTTAACAGGATCCTTATCAGATATCGAATCTGGTTCAATAATTTTACTTACAATAGGTGGAGGTGGAAGTGGTGGACCTAACAACTATAATGGAGCTGCTAGTGGAGGAAATGGTGTTAATTCATCAATAGCTTCTTCTGCAGGTACCTCATTTTCTACAATTACTACTATTGGAGGTGGAGGAGGAGAAGGAGGATCTACTTCAGCACCAGGAAATGGAGGTTCTGGAGGAGGATCTAATGACTGGAGTACTGGAAGAGATGGAGGATCTGGTACTACAGGACAAGGAAATGATGGTGGTTCTAATATTACAACAGGTACCTATGCTGGAGGTTCAGGTGGGGGAGGAAAAACTGAAGTTGGATATGATAGAAATAATAACATTAATTTAGCTAGTAAAGGTGGAGATGGAGAACAGAGTTCTATTACTGGCACTTCAACATATTATGCTGGTGGGGGTGGAGGTTCAATGAATGCTAATGTTCAATATTATGTGTCCTTTGGGGGCCAAGGAGGTGGTGGTAGAGGAGCAGCCGATTATTTAGGTACTGCTGTTCAAGCAACTGCAGGTACGGCTAACACTGGTGGGGGTGGAGGTGGTGGATGTTGGAGTAATACAACAACAGGTGCAGCTGGAGGATCAGGAATAGTTATATTAGCATACGATCCAACTAAAATATCAGCTACCGGAGGAACCATAACAACAAGAGGAGATGGATTTAAAGTCCATACTTTTACCACTTCTGGCACATGCTCAATCTCAGATCCTGTATAAAATATGAAATTTGAAGATATACAACTTAGTGGCTCATTAGATATCTCAGGATCAATGGTTTTACCTTTACATGCTGAAGATAGTAATATTTCAAACCCTATTATAGGTGATTTATATTTTAATACTGTATCTCAATCCGTAAAAGTATATAATGGTACTGCAGGGGGTTGGCAAGTTTTAGCTGACCAAACAGGAGGTGGAGATTTAATATTTGCAGATATAGAATATTTAGTCGTAGCTGGGGGCGGTGGCGGGTCTTCTGGTATTGGTAATGGTAACGGTACCGGAGGTGGTGGTGCAGGAGGAATGTTAAGTTCTTCTTTAGCAGATATAGAATCAGGTAGTAAATTTACTGTTACTGTTGGAGCAGGAGGTAATGGAGGTACTCCATCTACTTATGCTGGTAGATCTTCAGCTCAAAGAGGAACTGATGGAGGAGATTCTTCATTAGCTTCAGCAGCAGGTACATCTTTTACCACAGTTACAGCAGTAGGAGGTGGTTCAGGTGGAAGATACTATGGTGATAATACAGGTAATGATGGTGGATCTGGAGGTGGTGGAGCATCTTATAGCGGTGCAGGAGGATCAGGAACTACAGGTCAAGGTAATGACGGAGGAGTAGCAACACCGTCCGGTGATAGTACTTACCGTGGTGGAGGCGGTGGTGGTAAATCAGAAGCAGGGGCTACTGGAGCTGCTTCAGGTAATGGAGGAGCAGGTACGGCATCTAAAATAACAGGTACTGCAGTAAACTATGCCGGAGGTGGCGGTGGTGGAACATATACAGCAGCAGGAGGATCAGGAGGAACCGGTGGAGGAGGAGCAGGATCAAATGGTGGAAATACAGCAGGTTCAGGAACAACTAATACCGGTGGTGGTGGAGGAGGTGGAGGATGGCCTGGAAGTTCTTCTTCTACCGGTGGACAAGGAGGAGCAGGAGGCTCTGGAGTAGCAATCTTAGCATACGATCCCACTAAAATATCAGCCACCGGAGGAACAATAACAACAAGAGGAGATGGATTCAAAGTACATACTTTTACATCTTCAGGAACATTTACAGTTTCAGATCCAGTTTAGAATATGATACACGAAGATATACAACTTAGCGGTTCTTTACAAATAAGTGGATCATTTGCCTTACCATTAGCTGCAAATACTGCTTCAATATCTAATCCTTTAACAGGAAGTATTATTATCGATCAATCTGATAATAATAAAGCTAGAATATATAATGGAACTGAATGGCAAGAGATTGCTTCACAATCAACACCCCCTTCAATTGCAGATATAGAATATTTAGTTGTAGCAGGTGGAGGAGCTGGTGGAGGAACAGCCGGTGTAAACGGTAATGGAGGTGGAGGCGGCGGAGCCGGAGGTTTATTGAGCGCTTCACTCTCTTCTATTGAAGCAGGTACTACTATCACGGTAACTGTAGGAGCCGCAGGAGCAGGCTCTACTTACGGGGCTGGAGAAGGTACTAATTCGTCTATAGAGTCAACAGCAGGTACAAGTTTTACCACAGTAACTTCCACAGGAGGAGGTGGAGGAGGACAAGAATTTGACGGAGCTGCAGGTTCCTATGGTAAAACTTCTGCAGGAGAACCCGGTGATGGAGGATCAGGAGGAGGTGGGTGTGCTAATGCTGGTGCCAATAGTATTGAATCCGCGGGTTCAGGTACAACTGGTCAAGGTAACGATGGCGGTATATCTACTTACAACACACTAGGATACAACTCTTCAGGAGGAGGAGGCGGAGCAGGAGCTGCTGGTCAAGATGGACCAGGGGGAGGTTATAATAACACCCACGGAGGAGATGGTGGAGACGGAAAACAGTCATCAATTACTGGTACATCTACCTACTATGCCGGAGGCGGTGGAGCAGGTGGTTACTATACTTCCCCAGCTAGTTCTGGTGGACAAGGAGGCGGGGCTAATGGTGGTGCACAATCATCTACTCCACCTAACGGTACAGCCAACACAGGAGGAGGTGGTGGAGGTCGTAACAACTGGAATAACGATGGCGGTGGAGGAAACGGAGGTTCTGGTGTAGTGATCTTTGCTTATGATCCAACTAAAATATCAGCAACAGGTGGTACTATTACAACACGTAGTTCAGATAATTTTAAAGTACATACATTTACATCATCAGGAACATTTACAGTTTCTAATCCATAAATAAAAACATAGATATTTATAAACATGGGACATTACGCAAAAGTAAGACAAGGAAAAGTAGTTAAAGTAATCGTAGCAGAAGCTTCATTCTTTGATCATTTTATAGATGATTCACCTGGTAAGTGGATACAAACATCTTATAATACAAGAGGTGGGGTTCATTATGAACCAAATTCTAATGTTACTTCATCAGATCAATCTAAGGCATTAAGAGGAAACTATGCCGGTATTGGATACACATATGATTCTACTTTAGATGCATTTTATCCACCAAAACCTTTTAATTCTTGGACATTAAATACAGGTTCATTTACATGGGAATCCCCAGAACCATATCCAACAGGAGATGTTACAGGTTCTTGGACAGGTTCGTGGAATTGGGAGGAAAGTTCATTATCTTGGGTAACCAGCTCGTTTTAAAGAGTATGTATTTTAATTAGTTTTTAATATTTATTATAGAATAAAACTAAATAGTTCAAATGAGAATAGATAACCCTACAATATTCGGTAACTTAATTACAACAGGATCAGATGCAGATGCATCTATAACCGGATCATTTTCAGGATCATTAACAGGGTCTATACTAGGAGATATAATAGGTACAGCAGATTCAGCATCAGTTGCAGCTAGAGCTACAACATTAAGTACAGATGCTACTGCTTCATATGCTGATACAGCTAGTATTTCAAGAACATCTGATTCAGCTTCTGTTGCAGCCATAGCTACAACTTTATCTTCTGATGCAACAGCATCATTTGCTGATAGAGCTACTAGTGCTTCAATTGCTGATGAAATTTCACAATTAGCTACTGCTAGTTTTGCTGACAGTGCTACTACAGCTTCTCAAGCAGATAGTGCTACTACAGCTTCAAATATAGAAAATGACATAGTTAATTATGCTAAAGTAGGACCAGAATTTAAAACAACTGGATCATTATCTGTAGCATCAAATACAGCATCTGTTGATTTTTCGGCAACACAAATATTCACATTAACATTAGCATCAAATACCCATTTAGAATGGTCAAATTATGATAATGGGATGATTAAAAATATAGTATTAACTGGTGGCGGTGGTGGTTACACGTTAACTGTTCCTGGTTCTTCTCAAAGAATTACAGGAGTATATGATGATACAGCTGCTGTTAAAAATTTAATACAAGTAGTTTGTACAAATGCTGATTCTGGAAATGAAGAATTCTGGTATAGTATTGCACAACCTATATAAATAATTAGTTTTAAAATATAAAATAGAACATGGCTTCAGCAGCATTTGGCTTACAGTTAATTCAAGTACCAACACCTAGTCCAACTCCTAGTCCAACACCTAGTCCATCTCCTACTCCAACACCTAACCCAACACCATCACCTACTCCTACACCTGCAACTCCTGCACCAACACCTACACCAACACCTAACCCAACACCAACACCTACACCTGCAACACCTGCACCTACTCCTACACCTGCAATACCTACGCCAACACCTACACCCGCAACTCCTGCACCAACACCCACTCCTGCTGTTCCTGCACCAACACCTAACCCAACACCTACACCCGCAACTCCTGCACCAACACCCACTCCTGCTGTTCCTGCACCAACACCAACACCCAACCCTACACCTACACCTACACCAACACCAGCAGCACCAACTTGTACACCGGCTTCTGTATTTTATGGCAACTCAGGTACTGCTGCATGTAACTCTAATTCAAGATATACTGTATATAACCCCGAGGGAGATAGTGGCCCTGTAGCTAATGGTGTTCCTATTTATAGCAATAGTACTTGCAATAATCCTGCTCCTTCAAGATGGTATGCTGATTTATATGGAATTTATGGTTATTGGAATGGAAATAACTGGAGTTTTGAAGGATTATGTTTCTAAAATATTAAAAAATAAAAAAAAGTTTGGTTTATTAAAAAATTTATGTTATATTATTAAAAAACAGTTTTATGGTTAAAAAAGTAAAAGATTTTGTTAGTAAGGAAGAGTGTAAAAGCCTTATAAAATTGATTAAAAAAAATAATCAAAAATCTACAGTTGTAAACAATGATAACGAAAATCCTGTGTTTGCCTCTGAATACAGGAATTCTAGTACTTCACATCTAGATCCTAGTAATCCTTTAGTACATGAAATTCACCAAAGAATTGCAGACTATTTAGGAGTAGACATTAAAAAAGGTGAACACCTTCAAGGTCAATTATACGAACCAGGAGAATACTTTAAAGAACATTATGACTGGTTTTCTGAAGGAGAAAGTTATGATCAAAATTGTCTTCATTCAGGTCAAAGAACTCATACTTTTATGATCTACCTAAATGAACCTAAAAAAGGTGGTAAAACTAAATTTCCTAAATTAAATAAAGAATTTAAAGCTAAAAAAGGAACGGCTTTACATTGGCTTAATATGCAGCATGGAAGAGTTGTAGACGAAGTAATGCATGAAGGAGCTGAAGTAAAAAAAGGAAAAAAATATATAATTACTGCTTGGTTTAGAGAAAATGACTTTGATGGTAGAAAAGATTCTCAATTATATATAGATAAAAAAGAAGGTAAAACTACTAAAAAAAGAAAACCAACAGCTAAAAAACCAACAGCTAAAAAACCAACAGCTAAAAAACCTACAGGAATTACTCAATTTACTCATGAAAATGAATTGCCTAGACTTACAAAAACTGGATTTACAGTTGTAAAAACCCCAGAGCATGTATTTAAACTAATTCAGGAAGCTTATTTTTTATTAAAACCAACATTACAAGAAGAAGTTTTTGAAGGTAAAGAACATATTATTAGAAAAGTATCAGATGCAGAACAAAGTTCTAGTGATTTATTAGACCTTAGTCAAACTCCAACTATAAGAACAATAATTCATGATGCCTTAAAACCAATCCATGAAGATTTTATAAAAAATAAAGAAGAAATAGAACCTAGTGCGGTTTATGGTATTCGTTCTTACAATAAAGGAGCTGTTCTTGCAAATCATGTAGATAGAATAGCTACACATCATGTATCTTCTATTATTATTGTTGATAAAGATATTAAGTGTAAAACATGTAAAAAAGGTAAAAAGAAGGGTAAGAAAAAACAGGATTGGCCACTTCAAATCCAAGCCCACGATGGAACTTGGCATGATGTTTATGCAAAACCTGGTGAAATGATTCTATATGAATCCGCTATTTGCAAACATGGTAGGGAAATACCATTTAGAGGAAAATATTTTAGAAATTTTTACGTACACTATAAACTAAAAAATTGGGAGTATGTCGGAAACGAGCAATAAGATTTTTGCTTCGATTGTTTCCTACGGTGATTTAGATATAGTTCCTACAGTACGAGATTTACTCCAAAAAGCATCTCACCCAGAAAACATATTCGTAGTAGTATTTAGACAATCTACTCCTGACCATGATATATCAGCGATTAGATATTTAGACAATGTTTTAGTTATTGATTGTCTTTATAATAAATCCAAAGGTGTAGTATGGGCACATAGTAATATTGTACCCTCTTTAGATCCTGGATTTAAGTATTGGTTAATGGTGGATTCACATACTCGATTTGATGAAGGATGGGATGATCTTTGTATACAAAATTTACAGGAATTACCTCCTAAATCATTAATTAGTGTTTATGCTCCACAGTATTTTTTATCTCGAGAAGAAAAATCTAAAGGATTTCAAGTTAATTATGCTCACGAATTAAACCCTGATGGTAGTGTACATTGGGGAGCTAAACTAGTTGAAGATGGACATAATATAGAAGCATTTAAAAATTCTAGTATAGCAGGAGGACTTATGTTTTCCCCTATAGAATTAATGGATGAAGTACCCATTGACCCTTATCTAAATTATCAGTTACAAGAAACTGATCAAACTATTAGAGCTTTTACTCACGGATGGAATATGTATGCTCCTAAATTTGATGGAGCTATTTATCACATTTATGAGCGTACTACAAGAATGTGCCCTAATGGGAATGATGGAGGTAGAGGACTTAACCCTGTAAAAAGATACCATTATAAATTAGGTATATTAGGTAGAGAAGATTTAAATGATAATGATGTCTTTAGACTAGATCAGTATGGATTAGGAACTGTAAGAACAGTTAAAGAATTTGAAGAAACTTATAATATAAAACTATATACTAGGGAAGAAGTTTTAGCTAAACAAGGAGAACCTATAACTCCTTATGTAGGAACTTTATCTCCCCATATTAGTGATTCTTCTTCTACAGAAACTACAGTATCACCAACCTCAACCCAAAAGGTAATTTCAATTCCTGTAGCAGTATTTAATGATCATTTTCGTTTCCAATTAGATTTATTTTGGTATCACCATAAAAGATTATATGGAGATGATGCTCAAAATATGTGCCATGCTATTGTCCTTAGTAGGAACCACTATACGGATATGCCTGCTGCTGATATAACTCCCTGGAGTAATGTTGATCCTCATTTTAAAGATCTACCCCATTCTATGTGTAAAGCCTACTTTGATTACAACCCTGAATGGTTTCAAAAGAATTTAATGCAAACTAACATTCAAATTGGTTTACAACAAATTATAGATAAATTTAATGATGATGATGTAGTTGAAATATTAGATTGTGATATGTTCCATATGGAAAAACGTCCTCCTTTAGATGTTAAAGATGATGAAGTATATGTTGCAACTGATTATGAAAAATGGCATTTACATTCTAAAACAATTAATAAGTTTATTATAGAAAGATACCTCCATAAAACAGGAGGAGATTATAATGGAGGATTTGTACCTATTATTTGTAATGTAAGAACCCTTAAAAAAATAATGACTGAGTGGTTAGCAGTTAATTTAGATATAATTGAACAACCAATAACAGACGGGTTAAAATGGTGGTCTTCAATGTATGCTTTACAAGCTGCTTGTGAGAAGAACATGGTAAAAATGATTGAGTATAATAAATGTTATATTCAAAATATTAACGAATGGAAAGATGATATGTACATTTGCCATTATTCATGTGATGGAGTTTATATTCATAAAAATGATAAAGAACATTTGTACTCTTATGAAAATTATTTAAAATGCAAAAACTCAGATTTTAAATACCCTAAATTATTTGCTGAGTGGTATGCACAAAGTGCATTTTGGAATACAAATAAACAAGAAGGATGGGAAAAATAGAAAAAACAGCCTATATTACAGGTATAACCGGTAATTTTACTAAAACTAATCCTATAGAAGAGGATTTAAGAGGACAATCTTATGTCTATACTACTAGAAAAAGTAAAGCATTTAAAAAGAATGCTGAATCTAATGGGTGGGAAGTAAGATATTTAGATCATTTAGAACATACTACTAATCTAGTTAAAGCTTCTATCCAATCTAAAGATGTTAAATTTTGTAAATTTGATTTAGATAGTGAAAAACCCTTATGGGAAGAATATGATTATATTTTATATGCAGATCATAAGTTTATTTTTACTAAAAAACAAATTGAAAGTTTAGTTGATTTTATAGATGACGAAAAACATGTTTGTGCAGTAGGAGAACAGGGATCTAATGTGTTTACAGAATTTTTCTGTGCTACAGCTTATACTCGTTATGTTAAAGTAATGGATGAAATGAGAAAAAACATTGATTACTATATCGAAAATAGAAGTTGGGAATACTGTATGCAAGAAGATAAGCCTATGGCTAATATGAGTTATGTTTTATGGAATACAAAACATCCTAAATTTAGATTTTTAGTAGATAAATTAAATGAAGAACAAGAAAAATTTCAACATCCTGAATGTCAAATCCTTTTTACTTTGTTTATGAACGACCATCAAGATTTAATCCAAATACAACCGGGACATTCTCTTATTGGTCATTTAGAAAGAGTAATTCCTGAACCTTTAATTGGTCATAAGCATTATTAAAAATGTACGATACAGAGAGAAAATTATTATTTGTCCATATAGCAAAAACTGGAGGATCTTCAGTAGTTTACTATTACACTAGAGGAGTATTCCCAGAACTAAAAGATGAAATAAGTGAGGATTATATTTATCAAAATTTTGTAAAACAAAACTTTTTATATGATCCCCGAGCTCCTAAGGTAGAAAATGGTGAGCCTCTATATGAATTAGGACCCCATTGCCATTTATATGAATACGAAGAATTTTTAAATATAGATGAATATTACAAGTTTTCTATAATGAGAGAACCTGCTAATTATTGTTTTTCTAATTTTCACGAATGGCCCCAAGCTTTTAAAAATAAAAATTATACGGACTTTATTTTAAGTGAAGAATTTAAAGAAAAAACAGATCCTCAATTAATACATTTTAATGATAAAAGTGGAACCTATAAAATGGATAAACTTTTTAAATTTGAAAGATTTAATGAAGTATTTGAATTTATTTCTACTAGATTAAATGATTGGAATATTCCTTATTGTAAATCTAATTATAGACCTTATACAAAGAAAGCACTAAGTGAAAACCCCCAAGATATAAAAGACATAGTAAATAAACATTTTCAAGACGACTATGAGCATTGGAAAACACTCTAGTATACTAGTAATAGGAGCACACCCAGATGATATTGAAGTAGGGTGTGGAGCTAGTTTATGTAAATGGGTTAAAGATGGCATTAATATTGTTGCTGTCGTTATGACTTGTGAAAATGATATTAGAAGAAAAGAACAAGAAAACGCATTTAAAGTTTTAGGTATAGATAAATACCATATTGGACATTTTATAGATGGAAAAATACCCCATGATAAAGAGAGTGTTAGTTTTATAGATAATCTTATAAAACAACATAATATTAATACTATTATTACCCATAGTGAATTTGATGCACATCAAGATCATCATAATACTATGAAATCAGCAATGTCTTCGGGTAGATTAATAAATAATTTTTTACATTTTGATACTGTACCTTTTAGAAGAATAAATTACCAAGAATTATCTAAACCAACTATATATTCTAATGTAGATGGTTTTATACAATGTAAAATAGAATCTATTAAATGTCATGAATCTCAATTGTCTAGGTTTCCTATAGATTGGGAAGAAAAACTTATATCTGAAGCTAATTACAAAGGAAATTTTGTTAATACAAATTACGCTGAATCATTTTATTGTAAAAAACTTTATATTTATTAATAAACAACCGTTATGGCAATACAACAAACTAAAGTAACTGAAGAAGAACTAAAAGAAATTGGAGAGTTTCAAGAAAAAATTAATCTTTTAACTTACCAGTTAGGTCAACTAGAATTACAAAGATTAAATCTAGAACAAAATAAAAAAATTCTAGAAAACGAACATCTTGTTTTAATTCAATCAGAAAAAAAGCTAGGTGATTCCTTAAAAGAAAAGTATGGTGATTCTCAAATTGATTTAAAAACTGGTGAAATTATACAATCTAGTTAATGTTTTTGAAGCCTCCCTATATATTTATCATTGATAAAATAACTAAATTAAAATGGCTGAAACTTTATTATCCCCCGGAGTATTAACCCGTGAGAACGACCAAACTCTCATAACACAAGGTCCTATTGTAGCTGGTGCTGCAATTCTTGGTCCTACTGTAAAAGGTCCCGTTAATATCCCAACTGTTGTTACTTCTTATAGTGACTATAAAAGCAAATTTGGTGGTGCTTTCGAAAGTGCAAGTATTAGATATGAATACTTAACATCTGTTGCTGTTTACAATTACTTCCAACAAGGAGGTCAAACAGCACTTATTACTCGTATTGTATCTGGAACATTTTCCCCTGCAACTGCTTCTGTACCTGCAATAGGTACTGGTTCAGGTGATTATACTACATCATCTTTCGAATTAGAAACAATTTCTCAAGGTGAGATCATGAACAATTCTGGAAGTGTATCCACTAGTGGATCCTTAGTAAGTGGTTCAGGTGATAACCTAAGATTTGAAATTGCTGCTGTAGATTCAGGAAGTGGTCAATTTAGCCTCTTAATTAGAAGAGGAGATGATAATTCCAAATCTAAAACTATTCTTGAAACATGGAATAACTTGTCATTAGACCCTAACTCAGCCAACTATATAGAACAAGTTATTGGTAATCAAATTAAGAATTTTGATACAGATAGTGATGGTAACAGATTTATTCAAGTAACTGGATCATATATTAATAACTCACGATATGTAAGAGTTAAATCTGTAACTAATCCTACACTTAACTACCTCGATAACGACGGAAATTTCAAACCAGAATACACATCTTCTCTCCCATCTATTGGAAGTGCTTCATATGAAGCTCCAGGCGAAGAAGGAGCATTTGGTGGTGCTGCTGGTAAAATATATGGTGGTGGTTCAACAGGAACTACGCAATTAAAAATGTATAGCGAAATTGATAGCAATAGTATCCAAGGATTAACTGGTGCTCAATATACCGCTTCAATTTCATTACTAGAAAATAAAGACGAATACGATTTTGAAATATTAACACTACCTGGTGTAACAATTCAAAATGGTTCAGTTGCTACTACTACTGCAATTGATGTAGTAACAGAAAGAGGAGATGCAATTGCTGTAATCGATACTAGAGATTATGGTTCAACTCTTAACCAAGCAATTACAAACGCTGGAACCGTTGATTCAAGCTACAGTGCTACTTATTGGCCTTGGGTTCAAATATTATCTGCCGAAACAGGTAAATTAGAATTCGCCCCAGCTTCAACATTAATTCCTGGAGTTTATGCTACAAATGATAGATTAGGAGCTGAATGGTTTGCCCCTGCTGGATTTAACAGAGGTGGAGTTGGAGGTGCTATCCAAGTAGAAAGAAAATTAACACCTGCTGATAGAGATAAACTATACCAAGGAAAAGTTAACCCAATCGCTTCATTCCCAGGACAAGGTCCAACAATATTCGGACAGAAAACATTACAAACTAAAGCTACATCCTTAGATAGAGTAAATGTTAGAAGATTATTGATCGAATTGAAACGTGTAATTGGACAAATTGGTGAAGGATTGTTATTTGAACAAAATACAGCTTCTACAAGAGGTAGATTCTTAAACCAAGTTAACCCATATCTAGAATCAATACAACAAAGACAAGGACTATACGCTTATAGAGTAGTAATGGATGAAACTAACAATACATCAGATGTAATTGATAGAAACCAAATGGTAGGACAAATTTATATCCAACCAACTAGAACAGCCGAATTTATAATCCTAGACTTTAATGTAACACCAACTGGTGTAGAATTTTAAAAAGGCAATATTTATAATAAACATAACTCAAAATGGCAGTAAAAGATCCCAATGAAATAATGTTCACCGCCTTTGAACCAAAGGTACAAAATAGGTTTATTCTTTATGTAGATGGTATTCCATCATACTTAATAAAGAATGCCTCTGCTCCCGGATTCGATGCTGGTGAAATCATCCTAGATCATATTAACGTATACCGTAAAATTAAAGGTAAAGTACGTTGGAACGATATGACATTAGGTTTATATGACCCCGTAACCCCCTCTGGAGCTCAAGCCGTAATGGAATGGGCACGTCTAGCTCACGAATCAGTAACTGGTCGTGACGGATACTCAGATTTCTACAAAAAAGATCTACAATTAGATATATTAGGTCCTGTAGGAGACGTGGTTTCTCAATGGATAATCAAGGGAGCATATTGTAAAACTGCCACATTTGGTGAATACGATTGGAGCGCTGATGCTGCAATTAATTTAGATATCACCATTGCAATGGATTATTGTATCCTAAACTTTTAATACCCCAACCCTCCATACCCCGAAAAATGGTGTTCCACTTGGAACACCTTTTTCTTTTTTATATATTTATATCCACAAATTAGTTATTTTATTATATGGAAGAACAAGTTACAGAAAACAAATTTAAATTCCCAACCGAAGTTGTCGAACTACCCTCTAAAGGATTAATATATCCTAAGGATAATCCTCTATCTTCAGGTAAAATAGAAATGAAATATATGACTGCTAAGGAAGAAGATATTCTTACTAACCAGAATTATATTTCAAAAGGAACAGTGTTAGATAAATTAATTGAATCTTTAATTGTCTCTAAAATCAATATTA